CGCACGTACGAACGCCACGTAGCCGGGTCGATCTCCAACAACCGCGCGCACTCCGGACCCGTCAACAACTCATCCGGGTCCACCGTCACCTCACCCACGAAAACCCTCCCATCGAACGGCACGCTAACCCGTGCCACCACCACGCCAGCCGTTGAGCCGGACCGGGCCGTGTCGGGCGGCCCGGTCCGAACCACCGGCGTCACTGGCGCGGCCTGGCGACGGCGAACATGACTACCAGGATCGGCCACGCCACGATCTTTGCCCACATCGGGAGTACCTGTGGGTCACCCATCAGTGTCGAGAACATTCACTTACTCCACTCGATGACCTGGAACTTCTTCAACGCGTCCGCCACGAACGGCGCACCGTCATGCACGAACACCCGAACCCGGCGCTTGCCGGCGAACCGCGACACAACCGGCTCAACCCCCACGAACGACAGAGCCGGGCCGCCGTTGAACGTCCGGAACCACATCCCCGGTTCCATATCCACCGGCGCCGCGAACATCACGCGGCCACCCGCTCGATACGGTGAGGCCACGTGTCCCCGTAGTAGCGCACGTGATGCACGGCCGTAGACGCCGCCTCCCGGGCACTGCCGCACTCCCCGTCGAAGTTGAAAGCGCCGGGGCAACCGCACTCCCACCCGGTAGCGGCGAGCTTCAGCGTGTAGACCTTCTCGGCCATAGCCTTGCCTCCCATGAGCGGCACCGTGCCACTCCGGCGAGCGCACCCGCGAACGGATGCACCACCGGCTAGAAACGGTGCCTAGCTGTCCCACACCATCCGGCCGACCACAAGCCGCGCGATGTGGAAGCCCATCGAGAGGTCCGACGGCGCCCGGTACGCCTCCACCACCGCACCGGACAAGTACCACTCGCCCTTACGCGGGCACCGAACCTCGCCCGTCCACCTCGCCCGCGTGTTGGCCTGCGTGTTGCCCGGCGGCAACGTCTCACCGTCCGCCACGGGGTAGAGCCCGTCGCGCCGCACCGTGTTGTCACTCATAGCCTTGCCTCCCTGATGAATGGCACCGTGCCACTCCCGCGTGAGCACGAGGGGTTGCCCTCGTGCACCACGGGCTAGAAACGGTGCGGTCAACGCGCGCCGGACAACGGCGGCACGATCCGCTTAAGGGCCGTGTCGATGTGCGCGTCCGTCAAGTACGTGTAGAGCCGGTCCTGCAACTGCCACCCGGTCGCGCGCATCGCAGCCGAGTACGCGTCCCACCGCAGCCGCTTGTCCGGGTCGCTCACCGTGCCGACAGTCTTGCGGTACGCCGCCCGCACCTCATCGGTGACCAGCGGCGACACGGCGGCCTTCAACGCTTCGAAATCCTCAGTCGTGATCTTCACGTCATGCCTCCCATGAGCGGCACCGTGCCACTCCCGCGCGTACCCGGCTCCGACCGGGTACCACGGGCTAGTTACGGTGATCCGGTTCCAGCGGCAACCACTCGCCGCCGGGCAGAACATCATCCCGGTCATCCGGGTCCGACCACGCATCCGCCGGGCCGACAGGCCACCCCCCGCCCGATCCCGCCGGCCGATCCCACCGGGCCGCATACCGTTCCTCGCACGCGAAAATCTCCGGGTCAACATCCGGGTAGCGGCTCACAGCGCGTCGAACTCGGCCTGCAACCGGAGCGCCTTGACCCGCGCCGCCTCCGCGTCCTTCAACGCCCGCGCCGCGTCGTCGTCCGCCCGGCGGATCAACCCCCGCAGCCGCAGCCGCTTCGACTCCGTCTCCCACCCCGGGAAGTCGACCACGTACGCATCCCGGGCCGCGTCGACCACCGACGCCAGACGCTCACGCATGTTGGACTTCCAGTCGAGCGGCGTCATGTTCTCCGACAGGTACCCGCGCGTGTGGTACTCCCGGTGATCCGAACCCCAGCCGCCCCGGTGGGAGTAGCCCGGCTCCCCGTACGTGAGCACGTGGTCAAGGTGGTACGTGCGACCCCGCCACGTCACCCCGGCCGACTCGTCGTAAGTAACGAACGTGGTCACCTTCAGCGCCGGGATCACAACGTCAACGTTGCCCCGGTCCCGCTCGTGCCACGACTTGACCACCGCGCTAAGCGCGGTCACGTACACCGTGCCGGTGAACCCCGACGGCAAAACATGGGTCTTGAATTCGAAAACCGTCATGACAACTGCCTCCCATCACTGCCGCGCACCATGCATCGACACTTACGGCCGCCGTCACACCCGACGGCCGATGGAATCGCTACAGAGCAAACAGGCCACCGGAGTGCAGCGCGTCTTCAGCCTCCGCAGCCGCGTCACGCTCACGCTTGACGTACTCATCCGCGAGAGTGTCAACGTCGCCGTGCCACTCCATTTCGGTCGCCCGGTACGTAGGCCACTCGTCGGTGGTGGCGAACATTTCGTAGGCGGTCCCGTCGTCGTAAGCGTCGTGATCGGCCAAGTCCGGGCACATGGGCACACCCGAGCCGTACTCCGATGCCTCCCACCGCTGACACGCGACGCACGCAGCCTGCCGGACCGATTCGACGGCCTTGCGGAACTCGCCCGCGTAGTAGCCATCCCACGACTCCCGCATGATGACGGCCTGGACCTCGCTCAGGTCTTCGTCGGACAACAGCGGGTAGTCCTGCAAACCCTCGACGAGGTCCAACACGTACATGACACGCTCCGCAATGTCGGGCGTACCGGCCGGGGGTCCGTCATTGAGCACGGCCCGGTCAATCCAGCCGTACGCGTCACCGTGGATACCGCCCGCGTATTCCGTCACTACGTCGGGGTAGTCACGCGAGAGAGTCAACAGGTTCGCGCGGCTCAAGTCCGAACCGGAGTAGTCCGAATACTGCGTGTCGCTGATAACGAAGTCGCCCGCACTGTCAACGGACAGCAAGTCCGCAGCGACCAACTCAGCGAACCGGGCCTGTACCCGATTCTTCAGTGCACGCATAGCCTTGCCTGCCATGGTGTTGCCTCTCTGTCGGGCCGATAAGTCAACGTTACTCCCCAGCGTGCCTAAGTGCCACTAAGGGGATGTGACCTACGCCAAAAATTTCTGCGGAACTACGGCCGGCCGCTCACGGCCAAAAAATTTCGGGCAGTCACCCTGCCCGAAATCTCATGGCACGCTAGCGGGCAGCCCTACGCGCATACACCCTGTGCTCATTACCGACCCGACGGACAAGCGCATCGAAACCCGCGCCGTACTCACGGCCCGCATTGATCCGCTCCGCGTGCGACTCCGCCCGCGCCGCCCGGTCATGCCGCGCCACAATCGCCCAGTGACCACGCTTCACCGTGAGCGCCGCGCCGATTTCCTCACGCGTCGGAACCGACGCGTCATCCATGCCGGGCGGATCTTCGAAACTGAGCGAACCCATAACACTGCCTCCCATAGAACCGACACAGACTGTCTGTGTGGCCAGTAAGCCGCGCGTCACACTCGCGCGGGAAGCTGGTCACACAGTCAGGCGAAGAACGCGCGGACCCATTCGGGCGTAAGTGCCGGACCGAACCGCTCCGGATCGGCCACGCGTTCCCCACCCGGACTATCCGGAGTGCACATGACAACCGACGGGCCATAGGCCGTGCCCACGAACCAAACGACCTTCGGTGCCTCACCCGGGTAGGTCACCTCAACGGTGTACGCAAACTGCCCGGCCAACCCACCCGTGCGCATGATCTTCCCCAACTGCGGCATGACGCCTCCCGTGACTAGCAGCCGCTCACACTGACTGTGTGGCCTGTAAAGCGGGTGTCACACTCACCCGCTAAGCAGGACACACAGTCAGAGACGCGCGTACAGGGCAGTACAGGAGCCGCACATGGGCACATCCCCGTACGGCATCCGCATGAGGGACGTAGCGTCATTCCCGCAACTGACGGAGTAACCGCACACGGGAACGTCAGTGAGGGCATCGGCAGGGAACGGCCCCAAAAGGTCATCCGACTTACCGTCATCCAACAAGTAACGGCCCGTGGGGGTAACCGCGCTAACCCATGCGGTAACGCCAGTGAGGGTTTTGACGCGGTCACCGATCAGGAATGCCATGGTCAGTTACTCCATTCGGTCGGGCGGAAACCGCCCCGGGTAAGCCACTCGTCAAGGGCAGTGAAACTGTCGAGCATGTCGGACACAGTGCGGTTACTGACCACGCAGAACGACGGGTGGTCCGTGTCGTTGTCCATCTGCCGCTGCGCGTAGGCCATAGCCTCACGCAGTACACGCAGTGCCTCGTTCGGGTCCATCGTGTGTGCCTCTCTGTAAGTAGTTCTCTATCCACTTACAAAGCTACCCGCTGCGTGCCTAAGTGCCCAGTGTTGTATCCCATAAGGGCGACAGCTTGACCGATCCCTTATGTGATGGAGATACACGCATGGGGCCGGCATCACCCATACGACCCAATGTCCGAATCAATACGCGCGGTCAAAGAATCCAAACTGGACTCCAAACCGGACAGCTATTGACAATGGCGCCCATCAATGTCTGCATTGGGACTGATGTGACACAAGATGTCGGCGGTAAGCCTGTGACCAGCGGTAACACTGCGCCGGCAGGGGTAGGGGTGTCCAAAGTTACGCGTGTGACTCGCCCCAAGGGAGCGCGGAGCGTCGCGATTTATTTGGAAACGAATTTCATCCTTGTAATTACAGGATTTCGTGTCCACACCGGACTCGCGCATTGACTCCCGCCTATTGGAAGCAATTCCACAGGGGAGTGGCCCTATTCTGGGCGCTTTTAGCCATTCCTACTTTGTTGTGGTGGCGCGATTCTATTCTTTGGGTCGCATTCATGAGCCTTTATGCAAATGTGGCTGCGCATTGGGGTGCAGCTCAGGCGGCGGAAGCGGATGAGCATACAAATGGATGACGAATGGCCGGCGGGGCACAGTATCGGCGTTTACCTCGCCGTCGGGGAGCATTCCCGATTGGTGGGTACCGCCCGCGACCGTGGCAATTTGGCCAGCCTCTTTCGCCATTTGGCCGACGCCTGGGAGCGGATGGTCGAAAAGCCCGAGCTGATCGACGCCGGAGAGGGCTGGGCGTTCCCGGAGGCCGGTACAACGTCCGGGTGCCACGTGGCGCGTGGGGCTTAGGGCTCGCCTGGGTCGGGATTTGGTCGGCGCTGGTGTTCTTCGTCTTTGGGCAGTTCTGACCAGAGCCATTCGCTGCCGACGTCGAGGACGATTTCTTCTCCGGCGGCGTAGAACCGGACGCCGGTGACGGGAATGTGCAGGCCGGCGAAGCTGACTTTGACTTCGCGGTCGTGGTACGTGGCGAGTTTGTCGAACAGTTCGATGCCGGTGAGCGCGCGCTCTTCCATTTTGCGTCCTCTTTCTCTGAAGACGTTGCGCCAGCCCCGGGCCGCAGTCGTACTGCTGTGCCTTGCCCGCCTCAGGTGAGACACACCAATAGGGGTGATGCGGCCCGGGGCTGGCGACCCCCTACCCCGCCAGGTACGCGGTCTGCACACATCTTGCCACAACTAGGCGTGACTGCGCGCAATCGGGGGGTGTTGTGCACACCCGAAAGTGGACTGTGCCCGCGACGGTGCTGGAAGTCGTGGATGGAGACACCCTGCGGCTGGAGCTGGATCTCGGCTGGCACATCAAGTACACGACACGGGTTCGCATTGCCCGGATCAACGCCCCGGAGTGCAAGACCCCCGAGGGCGACGCCGCGAAGTCCTATGCGAACACCCTCGTGCATCCCGGCGACGAAGTGATCTTCACGTCGCAGCGCCTCGACAAGTACGGCCGACCCCTGGGCACCGTCACCTACGGCGGGTTCAGTGCTAAAGACTTCGCTGACGACATGGTCCACGCCGGACACGCCGCTTACGTCAACTGGTGACCGGCCGCCGGAGCAGGTCGATGCATACGTAGGTGAGCAGGCTGGCGGCGCCGACACTACCCGCGATGATCATGTGCCAGGAGTCGTGCCCGACGCCGTAGCCGACGACAGTGCCGAACATGGCGATGCTGAGGTGCAGCAGAGCAGCACGGGCGGGGTGCATCACCGGGTGATCCTCGACGGGTGGACCGGGCACATCAGATCCTCTTTGTGCCAGCAGGGTTCACCGGCCGGGTTGTGGCAGGTGCAGCCGAGAGCCCGCAGGACAGCCACCCGCACCCGCGTGAACATCAGGTCGTCGTTGGTGCCGTCGCCGTAGTCGGCCACGAAATGCGCCGCTGCGGCACCGGCCAGCGCGTCGGGTGTCATCGCTCGATCTTCTTCCCGCACCGGTAGCAGTGCCCGTGAGAGTCCATCTTGATCTGGTGCTGGCGCCGCAGGGTGCACAACAATGTCTTCTCGGCCCAGGTCTCCAGGCGCTCCCGCATCGGCTGTCGGTAGCTCATGCTTCACCACCGAAGCCGTGCGGGTTCCAGCCACGTTCCGCACGGTAGGCGTCGATCTCCGCGAGGACCCGCCGAGTCGACTCAGGATCTTGGCCCGTCTTGGCCCGGACGTAGTCGGCCCACATTTCTATTTCTTCCCGCGCCACGAACAGCAGCCGGGACAGCCGCGCGTCTTCGTCCATCAGTGCCCCTTGTCGTCCACGTGGCCGACCCGGACGGCGCCCGGTGACTGCTCCATCGACGCGGCGGTGCAGGGGCGGCAGAGCGGCTGAGCCTTCCGCGCTACGACAACCTCGTAGGTCTTCACCCCGAGCCAGCACCACGTCCCACAGGCGATGCATGTGCACCGGCCATGCGCGCAGTAGTCCGGCTCCGGTACGTCTTCGATGCGGTCCAGCACCACTATCTGCATCAGCTACTCCATCCGGGCGATACGGCGGCGTTGCCCGTCGCCGTCCACCCACGACATCGCGGCGAGCCTCCGGCGCTTGAAGATGCGCCCGGTGACCGTTGGGGGTTCGAGCCGGTGGACTTCGTCGTAGAACGCGACGGCCCGGTTCAGCGCGTCGGTGCGGCTCTCACCCTGTAGCGCCGCCGCCGTCCACAGCCGGTCGTAGTTGTTCGGGGTGAACAGGAACGTGACCTTGACGAACTCGCCTTCTTCTTCGGCCATCAGGTCCGCCGGGGCTTGAGGTCGGCTTCCCGGTCCATGGCGTGCATTTCGAGGTTCGCCGGGTTGTCCTGCATTTCCTTGAACAGGCACCAGTAGCAGATCTTGGTGCCGCCGCCGAAGGTGAGCCCGGCGAGCTGCCCGGGGCCGATCCAGCCGTCACCGCCGCACCGGTCGCATTTGACCAGGGTGTGTTCGACGGACGGCTGTGGCACGTCGGCGCCCTGGTACTGCCGCATCTTGGCCATGTTCGGCGGAATGATCGAGAAGTACCGGGGCTGCTCAAGCATCCTTGCCGCCCTCCGTCCACTCCGTGTTCGGCGCTGCCTGCGCTTGATCGATGCGTTGCCTGATGAGTTCGATGTTCTCGGCGGTTCTCGTGCCGGCCAGCTTGTCCGGGATTCCCATGCGGTTGATCCACTCATCGAACTCTTCGTCGGTCAGGTCGTCATTCGCCATCCCGCAATTCTACGCAACTACACCGCCGTCCTGCTGACGGTCTTCGGCAACTGAGGGGAACTGATGGCCGCCACAGCACACGGTGGACTGACCGCCGACACGATCGCCACCGTCCAGGTCGAAGCAGGCCGCAACGGCATCGTCATCGTCAACCGGGCACAAGAGGGCGTGATCTGGGTCCGGATCGACGGACAGGACCCCATGGCCGAAGCCCCCGGCACCTACGCGGTGTTCGGAGCTCGCGAGTTCAACCTGAGCCGTAACCAGGCACTCGGTGGGATCACCGTCAAGATGATCACCGACGCTGAGCGCACCTACAGCGTGGAGGCATTCTGATGAGCGTTCACCAGTTGCCTGACAAGGCCACCGTCGTTAGTGGTGATGGTGAGGGTGGTGCGGTCCCGGAGGTCACCTCCGTAGACGGTCGCAAAGGTGCAGTCACCCTCACCGACAAATACCTGAACAAAGACCGGGTCGGCGTCGCCGGGGGAGTCGCCCCGCTCAATGATTCCGGGCGCGTCGACAACGGATTCCTCCCTGATGTTGTCGGCGCCCCCGGGCCTACCGGACCCGTCGGACCGAAAGGCGACAAGGGCGACACCGGGAGTACCGGCGCCGTTGGCCCTGCCGGTCCGACGGGTCCGAAGGGTGACACCGGTGATACCGGTGCCACCGGTCAGACGGGTGCCGTCGGACCAGCCGGGACACCCGGCGCCGATGGGGAAACCGGCGCTACGGGTCCGCAAGGGGCGGCTGGTCCGGCGGGACCTAAAGGCGACACCGGCGACACCGGCCCTGCGGGTGCGACCGGACCGGCAGGGCCGAAGGGCGACACCGGCGCGACCGGGGCAACGGGACCTGCCGGACCTACGGGGCCAGCAGGTGCCGACGGTGCCACCGGACCGGCAGGGACCAGCTACGTCCACCGCGGGGAGTACGCCGCAGGGACCGCGTATGCGAAGAACGACGTTGTCACGTTCAACGGCACATCGTTCGTCAACGTCGCCGCGACCGGCTCCACGGGTACCGCACCGACGATCAACACCAACAGCGCCACGTGGCAGATGCTCGCCCGGGGCCTGTACCCGGCGCCGGCGGTCTGGTCGTCCGGCACCACGTACCAACCCGGCACCGTCGTCACCTACCTGGGCACGTCCTACGTCGCGGTCAGCGTCAACAGCGCCACGCAGCCGAACACAGCAGCGGCGGCTATCTGGGCGAAGATGTCGCAGGGCCTCAACTTCTCCAACGCGGCCTGGTCCAGCGCCACCACGTACTACGTCGGTGATGTCGTCTTCTACAACGGGGCGTCGTTCGTCTCCCGGGCCAACAACAACCTGAACCAGACACCCAGTAGCGGTTCGTTCTGGACGCAGCTCGCCGCAGCGGGCACGACCGGTCCCGCAGGTCCCGCAGGGCCGGGTGTCGCGGCTGGTGGCACAGCCGGGCAACTGCTGACGAAGAACAGCAGCACCGACTACGACACGAGCTGGCAGAGCGCTTCCGGTGTCGTCGCCGGTACCGCCCCGTCGCACTTCACCCTATGGCGCAGCAACACCGGTACCGCCGGTATCTACACCGATCCGGTGACCTCCGGCGGAAGCCTGCAACTGTCCACGACCCTCCAGGGCTACCCGATGCGTATCCCGAACGCGTGTCAGCTCACGCAGGTTCACGTGAACGTGACGACGGCGGCTGGCAGTACCAGTTCCACGATCCAGGTGTGGCTGTACACCGACAACGGCCAATCGCACCCCGGCGTGATGCTGGCGTCCGGGTCGGTTCCCAACGGCAACGGCACCGGGCAATTCACCGCGAGCCTCAGCCCCAACCCGACGGTCATTTCCGGGCCGACGAACGTGTGGGTGATGTACCGGGCCGTCACGGGTGTCGCGCCGACGGTGGCGGCCGGGGGTGTCGTGCAGACCGACTGGACGCAGCTGGGCGGACCTAACGCGGTTTCGGCGTACTACCAGTTCGGGGTGTACACGGCCGGAACCGCCGTCCCGTCAGACATCAGCGGAACCCCGATCTCTTCCACGGGGGCTTCCGCCCACCCGTTGTTCGCGCTGCGGACCTCCGCGTAAGAAGGGACACCACCATGGCAGGACGACCGAGAGGCGGCGCCCCGACGGCTCTGAAGCTGCTCCAGGGCGTCGCCCCTGCCCGGATCAACAGCGACGAACCGCAACCCGACGACGGCATCCCCGAGTGCCCGTCGAAGAACAAAGAAGTCCGGGCCGTCTGGGACTACACCGTCACCCAACTGGTGAAGATGCGCACGATCACCATGGCCGACCGGGACGCCCTGCACGCCTACTGCGAAGGTGTCGTGCAGTACCGCAAGGCCGCCGAGATGGTGCAGCGGGACGGCTCGGTCATCGAAGGCCGCCTAGGGCCGGTGAAACACCCGGCCATGACGGTCATGAAAGAAACCGGCGCGATGATCAAAATGATTGGCCGGGACTTCGGGCTCAACCCGTCGGCCCGGTCCGCGATCCGCATGTCGGACCAGAAACCGGCCCGGACCGAAGCGGGCGCTCAGAGGTTGCTGTCGTCCTGATCGGTGCGCAGGTCGATCGGTTCGTAGCCGTACCGGGTCAGCGGCGGGAAGCTCGGATCGAGTTTGTACCGGTCGTCGTTCATCCGGTCGGCCCACATCTCAGCCTCGTCTTCGGTGGCGAAGGTCATCCACGGCAGGTGCGTCACGTTGCCGGACTCCAGGCCACGGATGATGCCGATGTAACGGTGGCGGCGCCCGAACCTCACGACGGTTCCTCGTCGTCGGTGTCGTCGTAGCCCCACGCCTGGAACTCACCGTCGATGACCACGAAGAACCCGAAGCCGACTCCGAGGGCCTTCGCCCACCTGGCCATGGTGGACGCGTGCAAGCCCCCGGTGCGGATCTCCAACTCACCGATGGCGGGCTGGTGCAGTCCCATCAGGTCACCGACTTGGCGCTGCGTCAGTCCCAGGGCGTAGCGGCGCTGCACCATCCGCCGGCGGAACTGTTGGATTCCAGGGCTGCTCACGTTCTCTCCATCGGGGCGCGGTAGGTCGTCGTCTCGTTCCTGCTCCCAACGACGCAGGATCAGATCCGATTCGCCCGTGCCGCCACCACAGAGGACCCGGGCGATACCGGCGATGGTCCGGCGGGTGGCGGCGCCGCTGCCGTTCATAGCCTGCCGGACGCTTTCGTGGTTCAGGTTCGCGTCGCGGCCGATCTTGCGGTAGCTCGGCTGACCCGCTTCCTCCCACGCCTGCGTCAGTAGCCGTTGCCACTCACTCATCGTCGTCGGGGTTCGGGTTCCGGATCGGGTACCAGGCCATCGCCGCGCCCATGTCATGCCTGAGCATGTTCGGCGCGACGGTGGCGGCACCGCGGAAGGTGTCCTCGCCCAGTTTGACGAGTAGGTAGTTGCCCTCCCGGGCCGGCACGACGATCTCGATGCGCATCCAGTCGGGGTCGTTCATGCGGCCGGAGGCTCCACATCGAAGCCGCTGTCGGTACGCGGGTCGGTCGGTCCCCACATGACGCGGGCGAAGTCGGGTCGCTGTAGCTCGCACCAGTCCACGTCGCCGAAGCCGAACTTCTCTCGCAGCAACAGCAACAGGTTCGCGCCGTCGACTTCCGGCACCTCGATTGACAGGTTCATCCAGTCCATTTGCGGATAGTAGCGGGGTGGTGACATGCCCGCCCGCGCAAAGCGCCTCCCCGAGTGTGGAAAGACGTTCGACGGAGTCGAATGCACCCGAAGGGGTGACCACCTCTGCAAGCCCCGCAGTCAGCACGTGTCGGCGTTCTTCTCCGAGATCCTGCTCCACACCAAGGGTCGGTGGTCCCGCACACCGTTCCACCTCCACGACTGGCAGCTCAAAGACATCATGGAGCCGCTGTTCGCAGAGGTCACCTGGTCGGACGAGTTCAAGCGCTACATCCGCCGCTACCGTCTCGCGTGGATCGAAGTCGCCCGCAAGAACGGCAAGAGCGAACTACTCGCCGGCATCGCCCTGTACCTGCTCATCGCCGACGACGAGGACGGCGCCGAGATCTACGGGTGCGCCGTTGACCGTGACCAGGCCCGCAAGGTCTACGACGTTGCTGAGCGCATGGTTCAGCTCTCCCCGATACTTTCCGCACGGCTCAAGATCAATAAGCAGGCCAAACGGATCTACGATGTCCAGACGGGCAGTTACTACGAAGTGGTGGCCGCCGACGCCGGAGGAAACCTCGGCCACAACCCCCACGGCATCGTCTTCGATGAGGTACTGACCCAGAAGAACGGCGACCTCTGGAACGCCATGCGTACCGGCATGGGCGCGCGCGAGCAAGCTCTGATGGTGGCGGCTACGACGGCCGGCGACGACCCACAGTCGTTCGGGAAATCCGAGCACGACGAGATGCAGAAGATCGCCGACGACCCCGAACGCGCCCGTCACGTGTTCGTGTACATGCGGAATCTGCCCATGGACGCGGACCCATGGGATGAAAGCCTCTGGCACCTCGCGAACCCCGCTCTCGGTCAGTTCCTATCGATGCAGTCCCTCAAGGACGAAGCACAAGAGGCCCGCAACGACCCCGGTAAGGAAAACGCTTTCCGGCAGTTCCGGCTCAACCAGTGGGTGTCGCAGTCCTCCCGGTGGATGCCCATGCACCTCTGGGACCGGTGCACCGGCGACCTGTGGCTCAACCCGCATTGGCACAACAACGAGCTACGCGGGCGGAAGGCTTACGCCGGGTTCGACCTGGCCGCGAAGTTCGACCTCACCGCCTGGTGCTTAGTCCTGCCCGGCGATGAGCCAACCGAGGACCCGGCACACATCATGTGGCGGTTCTGGCTCCCCGAATCCGGCCTGGAACGGCTTGATCAGTTCCATGACGGGAAATTCACACGGTGGGCTCAGCAGGGTTGGCTCACGATCACTGAAGGCTCCGTGATCGACTACGACAAGGTAATCGCTGATATCGCGGAAGACGCCCGCACTTATCAGGTAGTGGCAGCCGACTGCGATGAGTGGTCGATGTGGCCGATCATCAACCGCATCGGTGAGGCCCTTAACCTGGACATCGAAGAGGGCGAGCTGACCGCGTACCGCAACACGTACGACCGCATGAGCCCCGGTATGACGGACCTCATGGGGACGGTCAAGCGCGGCCTTCTCCGTCATCACGGCAACCCCGTAGCCCGCTTCTGTTTCGATCAGTGCGAAGTTCGTCATGCTGCCTACGATCCGAACCTGATCCGGCCGGAGAAGCCCGAACGTGGGCGTGACAAGGCCCGGATCGATGCGGTGCCGGCGGCGGCGATGGCGGTCAACGCGTGGAAGTCCCGCGAGGGTGTCGAACAGTTCACGTCGGCGTACGAGGACAACAAGCTCATGGTGATCTGATCTTCTCCAGGACGATATTCATAACGGGGACCGCCACGGCAATGGACAGCACGGCGAAGGCGAACGCCCGGACATTGTTGTCGATGTAGAGCTGCCAGAACGACGCAGACAGGCACAAGGCGGAGACGACGAGTCCGAGCGCGGCCGTGATGATGTCGCTCATCGGGCCTCCACATCGGGGCAGTAGGGCACGAACAGCCACGACGGCGGGGTCTCCCAGTAGATCAACGCCGACACCGGCCGGGAGCACGAGCAGCACCGGACCGGCGGGCGGGCGGTGACGGCGTCGCGTGGCAGTTGGGCCGACACCTTCTCGATGTAGCAGCCCCCGCAGACCGGATGCTTCCTGTTGTGGATCATCGGTGCTTCTTCCACGTCTTCCACTCGAAGATGTACCAGCCGACCATGGCAAGCGGGGCCAGCAACAGCCGGGCGTCGATCATGTAGCTGAAGTCCGGGATCACGGCGTCAACCAGAGGGAATAGCCCCATCACTCGTTGACCTTAATGCGCCCGAAGTTGATCACCCCGGCCTTGCGATCGATGCTGAAGTTGTGCCCCATGCCTTCAACCACGTGGCCGCAGTCCTGGCAAACGATGTGGATGGGGAACGGCTCCAGCTCTGTCCACTCACCGTCAAGAGTCATGGACTTCACCTGATCGAAGCCCTCCCACATGCCGTCTAGCTTCTGACTGCCGCAGTTGGGGCACGTCGCGGGCTTCCTGGGTTCCTCGGTCATCGTTTCCCCAATCCGGGCAGTCCACCGGAGACGGTCCTGATGGAACCGCCACGCGGGGGCGGGGGCGGGGGCAGCTTCGCCTTCCGCTTGGCCTCCATGTGGCGTTGCAGGCTTTTGTTGCACCGCCCGCAGCCCCGCAGCGTCTTGTCGTCATCACCAGCAAGCGGGGACACCTTCCGCCGGCAGAACGTGGTGTTGAGCTTGTCCGGGTGCAGGATGTGGCGCCGGAACAGGATTTGCCCTTCGCCCGGCGGCAGCATGACGAAGTGAAGTTTCACCGCCGCTTCCTCCGGAGTAGACGAAGCACCGCGTGCCAGGTGTCTTCGTCGCTGTGCCAGAACCAGCGCCACAGTCCCTTCACCTGCCGACCCTCGCGGGTGTCGACGGGCGGGGCTGGTCGGCGTCGGCGTTGCGCACGTCGTGGACGACCCACGTCACGAGGATGAACCCGATGGCGACAACCCAGAAGCCGATCTTGACCATCGTCCACATGGTTGCCCAGACGGTCTTGCGCATCCCGGGCAGGCTGGCCTTCGTCTTCTTGTAGTCGCTGTTGGCCCGGTCGAACACGGCCTTGGCGTAGCCGAAGGCGATGAGGATGCTGCCGATCAGCAGCACGATCAGGCCAGCGGGTATCCCGGGGTTGTCCTCAGCGGCGGCAAGCACACCGCCACCGTAAGCCATTCGGGCGCAACTGTGCGCAACTTGTACGCCATTTGAGGGACTAGCGGCGGACGACGACCTGGATCTTGGCGACCTTGCGCGGCACCGGCAGGTCGATCACGTCGCCGTCCTTCGCGGAGTACACGTCGATGAAAAACCTGATCGCCGCGTTCACTGCCCGGTAGAACGGCATCTTGCCCCGCATCCCCCGATCGAACGCGACCACCGTGGCCGGTTCCATGAGGATGGTCATGTCAGACATCGTCGCGCGGTCCTGGTACGTGAACTCGGATTCAGGCATGGCCGGGGATCGTAGTGGGTGCGCCGGGGTCCTAGTCGGACCGGGCCTCACCACCAGCTACCCGACCTCAGACCCCGGCGCTTTGGCGGGGTGGCCTAGACCCCTGCCCGGTTCCCATCCGGTGCCCGGCGCCCACCGCGCCGCAGTGCTGGCAGCAGGATTCGAACCTGCGGACGGCCCCGACTCCGGGCGAAGGTCAACCCCATCGTCGGACCCGTTCTTGCGGCGACCAACCGCTCACCCGTTAGGCCACTACGGGAACACCAGCGTGAAGTACGGCGGCACCGGGGGTGTGTCTGAGACCCCGATACCGCCGCACAGACCGCACAGACGAACCTACCTTGCACCCCTCTAAGGCGCGTAGCGCGGGCGGGATTTGAACCCGCGACCTCCGGGTTATGAGCCCGTTGAGCTACCGAACTGCTCCACCGCGCACCGGACGGCAGCCTTCAGAGAACACCCGAACTGTGGGGTACCGGGATATCTCCACAACTGCCGTCGGGAAACAGATAACCCCACCGCCCTGACCGGCGGCAACCCCTGTCACCCATTGGAGCACCCGACATGCTCTCGCGATGGCCCGTCTATCAACGGGTCCTGGCCAACCTCATCGACGGTTCCGCCATCGACGGACTCCTAGTCGACCGCAAAGGACCGCTGCTGATCTTCGCGGACTGCACCCTCTACACACCATCGGCGGAAGCGACCCCCCTCGACGGTGACATTTACATCGAACGCGAAAAAGTCCTGTTCATACAGGTCGCCCCGCCCCGGGAAATCACCGGACTGACCAACTGACACCACACCGCCGAAGGGAGTAACGGGGTGCCTTTCGTGCTGACCTCCGGCGCCATCGACCGGGTCCGCCCCGCACAGAACAGCCTCGGATTCGGGCTACCCACCTATGTACAAGTCGGCCCGGAGCAATACCGGACCTACGAAGCACTATGGAAGGCCCAGCCGGCGCTGCGGACCGTCATCGAGTTCCTGGCCCGCAACATCGCCGAACTCGGCCTGGACGTGTTCGAATCCGACGGCGACACCGACCGGAAAAAGGTTCGGGAACACCCGCTGGCGGTGATGCTGAACAACCCGTGGCCCGGCAGCAAATGGACCAAATACAAGCTGATCAACTGGACGGTGCAAGAGTATTGCCTGTTCAACAGCGCGTTCTGGATCAAGGGCAAATCACCTGACGGGTCCAACGGGGTCCTACCGGTCCCGCGCCGCTACATCGAACCCCGCGGCGACAACCTGTTCTTCCCCGACTCCTACCGGATCACCGGCACCCGCGGATACCGAGACCTCGACCCCGATCAGGTCGTCCACTTCTTCGGCTACAACCCCGACGACCCCCGAGACGGGTGGTCGCCGGTCGAAACCCTGCGGCAGATCCTCGCGGAGGAATACGCCGCCAGCCGGTACCGGGAACAGATGTGGCGCAACGGTGCCCGGATCAGCGGCTACATCACCCGCCCCGAAAAGGCCCCCCGGTGGTCCGACACCGCCCGGCAGCGGTTCAAAAGCGACTGGGGTGCCTACAGCAACGAACAGATGGCCGGCGGCACCCCGATCCTCGAAGACGGCATGACCTGGCACGAAGGTGGCATCACGCCTCGCGACGCGCAGTACATCGAAGCGCGGCAGCTCTCGCGCGAGGAAGTCGCCTCCGCGTTCCACATCGACCCGTCCATGATCGGGCTCAGTAAGAACGCCTCGCAGTCGTCGATTGCCGAACTGCACCAGATCCTCTACGCCGACGCCTTCGGCCCGCTGCTCGAAATGCTCCAGCAGGACATCGAACGGCAACTACTGGCCGACATCGACCCCGCCGGTGCGAAACGAACCTACGTGGAGTTCAACCTGCGGAAGAAGATGCAGGGTTCCTTCGAAGCGCAAGCGGCGGCCATCAGCGCATCCGTCGGCGGCCCCTGGATGACCCGCAACGAAGGCCGCGCCCTCTACAACCTGTCCGACCTCCCCGAGGCCGACGAACTGATCACACCCCTCAACGTCACCGAAGGTGGCCTGGCCTCCCCACGTGACACCGCCCCGGACAACCCGTCCAACGAAGAATCGAACGGAAAACCTCCGGGACCGAAACCCATCGGGAGCACGTCGTGAAATTCAAGACGATGCCCGCGACGGTGGCCCCACAAGACACCGACGACGGTGTCTTCGAAGCTGTCGTCAGCGTGTTCAACAACAAGGACTACGGCGGCGACATCGTCCGGCCGGGAGCATTCAAGAACAGCCTCGACTTCTGGGGCAGTTCAGACTCGCCGATCCCGGTCTACTGGTCGCACCGCATGGACGACCCGATGATGAACATCGGGGAAGTCATCGACGCCGAAGAACTCGCCGGTGGGGCGAAAGCCATCCCGGACTGGGCGAACAGCTGGGTCAAAGAACACGGCGGGCTGTACGTCAAAGCCAAACTGGACGACTACGGCATGGCCGCCCAGGTCCGCCACCTGATGAAACAGCGCCGGGTGAAGCAGTTCAGCTTCTCCTACGACGTGATCAACGAGAGCCGGTCGAAGTCCGGCGACTACACCGAACTTCTCGACCTGTTCCTCCACGAAGTGGGGCCGACCCCGCTGGGGATGAACCCGCTGACCGAACTCATCAGCGCGAAGGCGAAACCGCCTGACCCGCCCGAGCCCGACACCAAGACCACCGCCGCCAAACGGCGGTTTTTTTATGCCTTCAACGCCGAATACGCGGCGCTGAACGCCGAACTTGCTGACTGACCGCCAGGTCACGAGAGGACGTAGGAAAACCATGCGTAAGTCCATCCGAGACGCGATCCTGGCGGAAGCCAACGCTGCGAAGGCGTTCATCACCACCGCTGAGCGCGAGGAACGCGACCTCACCGACGTCGAGCGCGACAGCATCGACGCCCACATGAAAAAGGCCACCGAGCTGCGGGCCAACGCCGAGAAGGAAGAGGCGTTCCGCAAGCAGATGACCGACCTGTCCGGCGGGCTCGGGCTGGGCGAGGACCCGGAGGCGCTGAAGGACCGCCGCGGTGAGAAAAACCGGCAGGGCGGCAAGTCCATCGGTTCGCGCTTCGCCGACTCCGACGAGTTCAAGGCGCTGCTGAACCAGGCCCCCGACGGTCGGTTCAGTGAGAAGACCCGCGTCCACTCCCAGTCGATGTCGGCCGGCGGGATGAAAGACCTGTTCTACTCCGGTGACCGTGAGGCTTCGGCCGGGTTCCTGGTGGAGAACGACTCCCGGGGTCTCCAGGCCCCGTTCTACGAGCGGCCCCTGTCGGTGCGGGCTCTGTTCGCCTCCGGCAGCACCACCAGCGACACCATCGACTACGTGCGCATGGTCAGCGTCGACAACAACGCCGCGGTGGTCCCCGAGGCCCGGACGACGGACCCGGTCGGTGTCAACGGCGCCACCGTCGTCACCGCCGGTGTGAAGCCGCAGTCGTCGTTCGCGTTCGACCGTGACTCCACGACGGTCAAGACGATCGCCCACTGGATTCCGATCACCAAGCGCGCCCTGTCGGATGCGGCGCAGATCCGCACCATGATCGACAGCTTCCTGCGGTACGGCCTGGAAGAGGCCCTGGAAGACGAGCTGCTGACCGGCAACGGAACCGGGGAGCACTTCCTCGGCCTGTACAACACCCCGGGCATCCAGACCCAGGGCGCACCGGCTGGCGCACAGGACAACCTGGACGTGACCCGGCTCGCGCGCACGAAGGTCCGCATCGGTGGCCGGGCCACCCCGACCGCGTACGTGATGAACCCGCTCGACTGGCAGAAGATCGAACTGCTGCGCAACGACAACGGCGACTTCTACGGCGGCGGCCCGTTCCAGCTCACCGCCCCCCGGCTGTGGGGCCTGCCGGTCATCGAGAGCGAGGCTGTCACCCCCGGAACCGCGTGGTGCGCGGCCTGGAACTACGGCGTCATCTACGACCGTGAGCAGGCCACCGTGCAGGCCACCGACTCGCACGCGGACTTCTTCGTCCGGAACCTGGTCGCGATCCTGGCCGAGATGCGGGCGGCGTTCGCGATCCTGCGTCCGTCGGCGTTCGTCAAGATCACCCTCGGCGCGTAACGGGTCCTCCCGGCGGGCGCGTGACGGCGGTCCAGAGCTTCACCGCCGCCACCCCTGACTCTGGCAAGAGTGCCCGCCGGGAGACCCCTGACGGCCGTGCGCACAGCCGCATGGCCGACACCCTAACGAACGGGGCCGGATGACCACGCCCTACTGCCCGATCTGTAGCGCGCCCCACGTGGCGTGCGGGGATGACCACATGACACGCCCGCCGATCACATCCGCATCTTTCAACCAGGAGGACCCCATGCCCGAGCCGGCAGAGCTGAAGGAATACCACTACATGGTCGGCCACGTGGAGCACTCCGCGATGCTGACGCCGAAGATGGCCGAACGTCTCGGCGCCAAGCCGATCGATGAGCCCCTGGACGACACGAAGACCGGCGAGGTGACCAACAACGAAGCCCAGCGGATGTCCACCGCCACCCGCGAGGCCGACGACGCCGGTGTCACCAACGAGGACAACGAAAAGACGGCCGAGAAGACCCGGGTTGCGCGCAACAAGCGGGCCACCGGCGTCTGATGGAACCCCTCGCCACCGTTGGCGAGCTGGAGCTACACCTGCAACGTGACGTGGACGCGACCACCGGGCAGCTAGCGGTAACGCTGGCGTCCGGTGCCGTCCGGGCTTACTGCGGGTGGGACCTGGCCCGCGAAACGACCACGTTCTACATCACCAGCGACGGCGGGCAACTACTGACCCTGCCCACCCTGCACCTGCTCAGCGTCGATGACGTCCGCGCCGCCGGGAGAACCCTCGACGCCACCACATGGCCCTACAGCTACTCCCGCAAAGGACAGATGTGGGGCACCTGGGCCCGTGGGGTGGAGTACGAGATCGACGTAGTCCACGGCTACGAACCGATCCCGGACCTCGTGAAACTTGTTGTGCTCGATTTAGCCAGCAAGCAACTCAACAACCCCGAGGGTCTGACCAGCGCCACCGTCGGCCAGGTCAGCAAAACGTGGGCCACCAGCGCCCCGCCCTCGGCCATGTCCTCATTGCATGAACGCCTGCTGGACCGCTACAGCCTCTAGGAGAACCCATGCCCATCGCTAAGGAAACCCTGCGTATCGGCTTCACCGTCGTCGCCAACGAAGGCACGTATGTGACCAAGCAGGCCGTGAAGGACAACGGCTGGCAGGACAAGGTCACCGACGGCCCCGACATCGGCGGCACCACCGTCCCGGACGGCCAGAAGGACGACAAGGCGCCGAAGGGTCGGCCGCAGAAGGGGTCCTGATGATCCCTCTGTCCACCACCACCATCGACGTGATGCGCGGGTCGGTGTCCAGCGGCTACGACGAGCCGTACTCCGGGGGCTCGGACCCCACCGGGTGGACGCCGGTCGCGGAGAAAGTCAGAGCCGTCATCGACCACCCCTCCGGAACCCTGGATCTGGGCGGCGGTCAGCAGAACATCGCCAACTACGGCATGGTCTGCGACCCGGTAGAGCTGCACTACTCCGATCAGATCTACGACCGGACTTCGAAGCGGTACTTCCGGATCACCTGGTTCATCCCGTACCCCGACCATGTCGAAGCTGGACTCAGGGACGTCGAAGGCGAGGTGTGATGCCACGTCGCCGTGCCGGATACACCACCCGCAACGCCTACCGGGCGCTGGCCCGCATCGAAGCCAAAGCCGAAGACCGGGCGTTGGAGATCGCCAAAGACGTGGTCCGGCTGATCGCCATCTACGCCCCGCGCGACCCGAACCATGAGCAGAACACCGGCGGACCGGCCCTGTGGCAGTCCTATTACGCCACTCAGGACCCGACCACCGGGGACGTGATCATCGGTTGCCGGCGGCGGTATTGGGCGTTCGTGGAGTTCGGCACCCGCGAGCATGGGCGGGCGCAACCGCACGTGCGACCGGCGTTGGACGCAGTGAGGCGGATCAACTCATGATCTACTTCGCGGACACCGAAACGGTGATCAAAACGTTCCTGCTGAACTCCGGTGTGGCCCCGCTACTCAAGCGCACCGACGGCGGAACCAGCATCTACAACGCCATGCCATCCGCATCGCCGGTCCCGGCGCTGATCGCCTTTCAGGTCTCCGGCGGCCCGGTCCAACGTAAAGACCTCCCCGAACAGCAGACCCGGATTCAGTTCGACTGCTGGGGCAAAACCCGCGTCCAGGCCGGCGACATCGCCCGGACGCTGATGTCCGAACTCGAATGGTTGGGCCGCACCGGCGGCACCGTCATCGGCGGGGTCTACCTCGGTACCGCAATCATTCAATCAATGCGTTGGTTCCCGGAACCCGACTCCGACACCCCGCGCTACATCGTGGATGCGTTGATCACCACGGTCACCTAAAAACGCACCAGCTCACTCAAGCCCTGCCTATCGGCGGGGCTTTTTTCGTATGGAAGGAAAGCACCGTGGCTGACTTCAACGCCGCCGCCGTCCGATTCGGGAAGCCGGGCAAGCTCTACATCGCCCCCCTCGGCACCCCGGAACCGGCATCGGTCACCGCCGTATGGCCCGCCGGTTGGGTGCCGCTCGGCTACACCGACGAAGGTTCGGCATTCAACTACGAGATCTCCACCGACAATGTGGAGGTCGCGGAGGAACTGGACGTACTCGCCCGGGTCACCACCGGCCGTGACGCCTCCGTCGAATTCGCGATGGCTGAGATCACCTACCGGAACCTGACCATTGCCTTCAACGGCGGCATCATCGTCGGCGATGGCACGGCCTGGTCCTTCGAGCCGCCGGACCTGGGCAACGAGACGCGGGTGATGATCGGCTGGGATGCCATGCCGATGCCCGCCAGTAACGACCTGCGGTGCATTTTCCGGCAGTGCCTCCAGGGTGGATCGCTGGGCCTGGAAAACCGCAAGGGCGCGACCAAGTCGACCATCGCCGCGAACTTCCAGCTTGAGAAGCCGGCCAACGGCGCGAAGCTGCTGAAAATCATGGGCGGCGCTGTTCTGAACCCCGACGAGACCCCGTAAGGACTGACACATGGTTACCCGCGACTTCGATGCGATGCTGGCAGAACAGGCCGGTACTCGCCCGACCTTCAAAGTCGGCGGTCAGGATTTCACGCTGCGGTCGAAACTGCCGTACGCGAAGTGGAACAAGCTGCTGGCGGTCATGCGCGCTGACGACGTGGAAGAGGACGAGGCCACCACTCAGTTCTTCAACACCGTCCTTATCCGCGCTGACCGTCAGCGGTTCCTGGACCTGCTGAACAAAGAGGACGACGACGACGACGATGACGCCGTTGTCGGCGTCTCGCAGATGAACGAGCTGACCGACTGGATCATGGAACACTTCACGGGAAAACACCGGAACAGTTCCGATGGCTCCTCGCCTGGTGCGAACGGAACTGGCCCTGTGCCGAACGTGGTCTCCTTGCAGTCCAAACAGGCCGCCAACAGCTGACTGTTCGCCAGGCCATGAACGTGCTGTGGGAAACAATGGTCGCGGAGATGCGCGCCTTGCGTGCCGAACTCGACCACCGACGGCATTTCACCGCTGAAAAGCAACCCATCGAGACGGCCCGGGAACTACTGTCCGAATGGACCGAACCCAAAGAGGCCGAACCGTTGGAGATTGTGGTCAGCCGCACCGCCAGCAATATGCGCACCGCAGCCGAACACGACCTTTTCGAAGTGGGGTGAGCAATGGCGGGAAACGGTGACGACGTCATTGAGAACGTCGTAGTCCAAGTCTCGCCTGATCTCACCGGCTTCAAGCGCAAGCTGCTGGCCGACCTGAAAAAGGAACTGGCCGGGGTTGAGGCCACGTTCAAGGTGCGCCTGGTCGCGGACAAGACCGGCTTCACCCGCACGGTCCGCTCCCAGCTGGCGTCCATCGCGAACCGTCCTGAGTACAAGGTCAAACTGGTCGCTGACGCGCGGGGCTTCGCCCGCTCCGTGCGCTCAGCGCTCAAAGACGTCGACGTCGATGTCACCGCCCGCGCCGACACCCGTTCCGCCGGTGCGGCCGTCGACAAGGTCCGTGACACCGTCAAGCGTCGGGCGTCTGCCGGCGGCCCCATCGACCTGTTCAACCTGAACTTCGATGACGACGAGGACGAGGCCGACACCAGCGCCGCGTACCTGCTGCGCCTGAAGACCAAGTACATCCAGGACAGTCTGCGCCTGGACCGCACCGCCGCCGAGAAGGTCGAGCGTGACCGGTTCCGCGCCCTGGCCGAACAGCAACGAGCCGCGGACCTGTCGACCCGCATCGCGGAGCGGGCCGCCAATGACCAGCGCCGGGTGGTGGAACGCGCCGCCCGGGAAGCGGCCATCGCGAACAAGGCCCGCAACAAGACCCTGTTCACCAGCCCCCGGATCATCGACTACGGCGGCAAGGGCGTTAAGCCGATGAACCTGCTGCTGGGTTCGGCTCTGGCGCTGACCCCGGCCCTGTTCGCCATGGGGGCATCCGCGCTCCAGGCGTCCACATCGCTCGCTGTGCTCGGCTCTGCCGGTATCGGTGCTGCCCTGGGTGTCGGTGCGCTGACGGTGGCGTTCCAGGGCATCGGCGACGTACTCAGCCTCCGCAAGCAGGTCCAGAACGAGGCCCTGACCGCTGCGGCGAACACCACCAAAGCCATCGATGAGACCGCGCAGGCCCGGCGGTCCCTGGCTGATGCGATCCGTGACGAGAAGACCGCCAACGAACAGATCCACACGTCGCGGCGTGAGGCCATCCGCGACCTGGAAGACCTCCGGCAGTCGGTGATCGACCTCAACAACCAGTACCGCTCCGACGCGCTCAGTGTGGACGAGGCGAAGGACAACGAGGCGCGCACCAACCGCAACTTCTTCGCGACCGCGGTGGAGAAGCGTCGGGCCACACAGGACCGGATGGACGCGGAGACGAAGTTCTCCGACACCCGTCTTGAGCGGCGGCAGAAGACCGACGACCTGAAGAAGAGTCTCCAGAAGGGCATCGAGGGCTCCGACAAGGTTCGTGACGCCAAAGAACGTGCCCGTGACGCCCGGGACCGGACCCTTGACGCCACAGCGTCGCTGAAGAACGCCCAGACCCAGGCGGCCGGCGGGATCGACAAGACCAGCTCGGCGGCGGCCCGGCTCAAAGCGAGACTGGCCGAACTGAGCCCGGCGGCGCGGGACCTGTACTACTTCTTCGACCGCAACGAGAAGCAGTTCAAGCGGCTCCGTAACGAGATCGCTCAGAAGACCCTGCCGGGGTTCACGACCTTCCTGGAAGTGATCACCCGTAAGCCCCAGGGTGGAAAGTCTGTCCTGCAACTGGCCGCCGACTACGCCGGGGACCTGGGCGCGATCATCGGCAAGTACGCGGGCAAGTTCGGAGACTTCTTCGACTCGCCGCTGTTCCGCACCTCCATGGCCACGGTGCAGCGCAACAACGCGTCGGCGTTCGAAACCCTCGGCCAAGCCATGCTGACCCTCGCGGACCCGATCACCCGCATCCTCGCCGCGGTGTCCCCGGGCGCGAAGTCGATCTCCGACGAGATCCTGAAGCTCTCGGAACGGTTCGCCGCTTTCATCGAGACCGCCGACGAGGACGGTTCGCTGGCGAAGTGGTTCAAAGACGCCCGCACCGAGGCCGGTAAGTGGTACCGGATCGCCGGGAACATTCTGGAACTGCTCAAGGAACTGTTCCAACTGTCGCTGCCCGCCGGTGGGTCGCTGGTCAGTGACTTCGAAGCGTTCACCCAGTCGTTGGTGGACGCGGCGAAGTCGCCCGAGGGTGTCGCGAACATCAAGGCGGTCTTCGGGTTCTTCAAGGATCTGCCGTACGCCAAGATCGCTGATTTCATCCCGGAAGCGATCAAGCTTTTCGCCGCGTTCCGGTTCTTCGCGTTCCTCAAGGGCGCCAACCCGATCCTGTTGGCCATCGGCGCTCTGGGTGTGGCCCTGCCGGGTGGCGCGACAACGATCATGGGCGGGATCGCCTCCGCCCTGGACTCCGCGGCGAAGACGCTGGCGGCTAACCCGCTGCTGGCGAGCACACTGCTGGGTCTGCTCGCCGCCGGCAAGGTCAGCAAGGCCATCGGCTTTAACATCGCCATTCCGGCCGTCACCAGCCTGCGGGACGCGCTCACCAGCAAGTTCAAGGTGCTGGACAAGTTCGTCGGCGGGGGCGCCAACGCGGCCACGATGACCGTGCAGGCCGGAGTCGTCAACGTCTACGGCAAGGCAGGCATCGGCGGCGCCGAACCCGCAGGCAAGCCCGGCAAGGGCGGCAAGGCCCGAGGTGCGGCCGGAGCGGCAGCCGCCGGTGGGGGACTGCTCACCGCCGGGATCACCGTCGCGGCTCTGGTCGGTGCGGTGTTCGCGGACCAGGGCTTCAAGCGTGGGATTGCCGACAAGTCCCTGACGGCACCGTTCAAAGAGTTCATCGCCTCGCCCAGTTGGAAGACGTTCTCCGATACCCTGCTGGCCCTGTCGCCGGTGGGCCTGGCCGCGTTCGCCGCTGGCAAGCTCCAGAAGACCACACAGGAACAGGAAGGTAAGTCGTTCCAGGCCGCCATCAACGACGCCGCCCGGACCGCTACCAAGGACCGCAAGGCCAACGATCCGAACGTGGTCAAGCTCCCCGCGATCAAGAACTACCTGCGCGACCGTAAGAAGAGTGTCGATGCGCTGGTGGAGCAGGCCCGGATCACCGAAGGTCCGGCCGCTGCGGCGCAAGTCCTGGCCGAAGAGACGAAGAAGTCCGCCGACAGCCTGTCGTACCTGTTGCAGACCTACGGTTACGCCAAGCCGAAGGCCGACTCCTACGCCCGCGCTGCCACCGGGCTCAACACGATCCTGTACCAGCAGAACCAGGACGCCCTAGCCGCGTCCGGTGCGCTCGACGGCACCGGCAAGTCGGCGGACACCGCCGGGGGTAAGGCCGCCACCGCCGCCGCCAAGATGAAATTCCTGGCCGACCAACTCGACCGGCTCGACGGCACCCGCACGATCACCGTCGCCATCAACGGCTACGACGTTGAGGTCCGCAAGCTCGAAAGCGCTGTCATCCTTCAGCAACTCCTGCGGACCGGTGAAGCGCCGACGGAGTCGAAGATCCGGCAGTACAAGACCAAGTTCGAACAGACGAAGGGCCTGGCCAACGGTGGCCGGGTGGAGGGGTACTCGCCGCACCCGAAGGCCGACAACATCCCGGCCATGCTCACCGCCGATGAGTACGTGCAGCCGGTAGCGGCGGTCAAGCACTACGGCACCGATTTCATGGAAGCCGTCCGGACTCGACAGTTCCCGAAGTACGCCGCCGGTGGCCTGGTCGGCAGTACCCAGAACTGGCCCTTCAAGATCAAAATGCCGGATGTGGTGACACCGGTCCAGCAATACGCCACCACCTACAACACCGGCGGCGGACGGATCACCGGCAACGAACAGGTAGCCGAGATCGCTGAAGCCACCGCCCGGCAGATGGGCGCCACCACCAAACAGCTCGTGGCGCTGATCGAAACGGGCCTGGTGGAATCCGGGCTGCGCAACCTGTCCTACGGCGACCGTGACAGCGTCGGCTTCCTCCAGCAACGCCCCTCCCAGGGCTGGGGAAGCGTCAAGCAGATCATGAACGTCGCCTACGCCACCCGAAAGTTCATCCAGTCGGCCCGGCGCAAGGACCGGGCCGGGCTCAGCGCCGGTGACCTGTCGCAAGCGGTGCAGCGTTCCGGCTACCCGGATCGCTACGCCAAACGCGAAGCCGACGCCATCGCCATCCTGAACCGCAACGCCCCGTTCCTCGCCGGGTACGCGGGCTCTCAGGGCGGCGGGAAGCAGACCGGCCCCAACGGCACCCGGGCCGGGCTGATCGCCTTCGGACGGTGGTTGCAGGCACGCGGGTACGACGTCAGTGAACACCCGGCCTTCGGCGGTGTCGGCCGGCACGGCACGGACTCGCAGCACTACCGGGCCAACGCCATCGACGTGAACCACGGCGCCGGTACCAGCGCCCGGGAGCAGGCGTTCCTGCGGCAGATCATCGGTGAAGGACACCGGCGCGGGTTCCGGTCGATTTTCATGAGCCCCGGTCACTACAACCACGCCCACTTCGACCTAGGCCCCGGACACGCGCAAGGTGGCCCGGTCAAGGCCCGCAAATACGACACCGGCGGGGTCCTACCACCGGGCTACACCATGGCGTTCAACGGCACCGGCAAAAACGAAACGATCCGCACCAGTGAGCAGGAGAAGAACCTGCAAGCACCGATGCGGATCGACCGCCGGGACCTGGCGCAGCTCGCCGCCCTGTTCGGCGGCGGCGGCACCCCGAACGTCAACCTCGACGGTCGCAAGGTCGCTGAACTGACCAACCGGTACAACTACCTGCCTGCGGGGGTGTGATGCACACCCAGCGCAAACCGGCCGAACTGCGCCTGGTCAACGGCACCGACACGATCGTCATCCGCCCCCGCAACGCGGGCGCCCTCGACCCGATCCTGTGTAAACAGTGGGACCTGGGGGCGCCCGAAGTGCGGACCACATCGGTTGCCAACCCCGGCGCCGACGGGGTCACCCTGTCCGACGGGTTCGTGGGTTCCCGCACCGTCACCCTGGACCTGGCCATCATGGGCGGCGCGGACCCGATCACCGGCCAGGTCCACGACGCCTACTGGTACGCCGCCAAGCTCACCCAAATGGCGCACCCGAAAGCATCCCCGCGTCTGCTGATCACCCGCGACGACGAACTCAACGCCGGGAAGACCTGGGCGATGGACCTGCGCGGCAGCCCCTACAGCCTGCCGTTCACCTCCCGTTCAGCTTCGGTGCTGGACCTGCAACTGACCTTCACCTGCCCGCTGGGGCTCATCGAAGGCCCGTTGCAGTCGTTCACCACCGCCGCGTCCTCCGACGAGACCGGGCAGACCGACCTGGACCTTCCCATGCTCACGCCGTTCACCTTCGGCCTGATCGGGTCGAAATACCCCCGGCTGACCCTCGACGTCGGCGGGGACTCCACCGTGGCCCCGGTCATCTACATCGCCGGTCCCGTCGCCGACCCGAATGTCATCAGCGGCCCGGACAAGTTCGCCTTCAAAGGACTCACCCTCAAAGCCGGGCAGGCCGTCCAGGTGGACATGGCAACCGGTGATGTCCGCCTGGGTGACCTCGTCAGCGGACAGATCACCGACGACATGGGCGCCTACAACACCGTCGACTGGGCGGTGTCGACGTTCTGGCAATGGGCGCCCGGACCCCACACCATCCTGTACCGCAACACCAGCGGCAACGTCACCGTCCAGTACCGCGAACGTCGGCTCACCATTTAGAAGGGGGCCGGACTGTGGCCATCAACGTTGTCAGCCGGGTCATCACCGCCCCGCCGTTCTTCCTCCAGAAAGAGAACGGCGACACCGAACCGATCTACTACACCGCCGCCGACATGCGGAACATGCTGTCCGGGATCATCAGCAGAGGCGGCGCTCTCGGTGCCTCGCACATGCTGGTCACCCAGTCCGGCAACGTCGGCATGAGCATCCGCGTCAACAGCGGCTTCTACATGATCGCCGGGTATCTGATCTACCTGCCGGTTGATCAGTCGATCGCCCTGACCACCTTCGACGCGAACCCGCCAGCGACCCGCACCCACATCGTGTGGCTCAGTGTCTACGACGGACAAGTTGCCTCCACCGCTACCTACG